GTTCCTACTTGGGGTGACGTGCTTAACAGAGCAAACTTAGGAATGGAAGTAATGCACGAGCGTAATGCTCACAACTTCCCACTTGACTTAGCATCTGCTGAGACCAGTGAAGTTGCTTTAATCGCACCTGCTGTTGGCTAATTCCAATTCATGTGTTATAGTAAGAGGGTCTAATGACCCTCTTTTTTTATGAAGATTGCTATAATTGGTAAAGGATTAGCAGGTATTATAACTGCGATGGCATGGAAGGCACACTATCCTAAGACCGAGATTGAAATTCATTATGATCCCGACTCACCAATTGAACCTGTAGGATCAGGGTCGTGGCCTAACATGTTAGATTTGTTAGTAGATTTTCAGACATCAGACCCACGCTGTTGGCCTACATGGAAGAGTGCAGACTGGGATCAAACAGTCAAGACAGGTATAGACTATGAAGGATGGGGTGAGACAGGTAAGTCATGGTTCCATGAGTTTGGAATGCATAGAGTCTCAATGCACTTTGATCCCCAGAAATTCTGTGATGACATGGGACAATACTTTACACTCAAGGAAGGTAAGGTAGGATATAATATTGATGCCAATTACATCTATGATTGTGGAGGATCACCCTTCAGTGGTAAGCAATGCACCTCACAGTCATTCAAGAACTACGAGACGCTGATAAATCCTCTCAACAGAGTACTACTGGCCGAGACTGATGCCTATAGTGATGTCTTCTGCACAACAAAGACTATTGCTACTAAAGATGGGTGGTGTTTCCGTATACCATTACAGAGTAGGACTTCAGTTGGTTACCTATTCAATACTGAGATAACATCTGATGAAGATGCACTAAAGAATTTTGAAGAGCAGTTTGGTTCTCATACTATTATTGGTTGGAGATCTTTCCACAATTACATGGCAAAGAATCCTGTCATAGATGATAGGATCTTCCTCAATGGAAACAAATACTTCTTCATTGAACCAATGGAAGCGACATCTGTCACAGGTTATATGGTATGGGCAGACCGTACGATGCAGCATATTAATCAAGGGATACCTCTTGATACTATTGTTAAGGAGAATCAGAGAGACATTGAAGAGAATGCTGCCTTCCTTTTATACCATTACTCTCAGGGATCAGTATATGACACACCTTTCTGGCAGTATGCTAAGGAGTTATGGAATAGTCCTGACTTAATGATTCATAAGAGGACGTTAAATAATATTATAGAGATGGGTGAGAAGGGTAACTGGAGACAACTGTGTATGAATTCATCTATGGCAAACGCTAGGATGTATGGTAAGACATATAACTATAGTTACTTCTCCTTCCCATCCGTGATGAATTGTTATTACAATTTGTTAGGACATGACTATGAATCTATACCAGCAACACATTGGCTTGGTAAGATAGATCCAGACTGGTCACCATACACAAGAGGTTAACGTGCATTTATTATTAACAGGGATTATTATCATCCTCATCTCAACAGCGATAGTTTATTCAGTCATCAATAGATATGACCCCCACTGAATTTAGAAACCTACCACCAGTAAGAATTGATTACGGTAAGGACTGGAGTCTGTATAAATCTGAAGTAGTAGTAAAGCAACCAGAAGAATTAAAACATCAGGTTGCTCGTGCCTATAGAGTGTTTAAGAATACCTTTCCTAATCATGACTCAACTCTAAGCCAGACTGAGCACCAGTCTGGATTTAGTTTTTATAATGTGTTCGCATTGACATCACCTAGTCCTTTATTCTGGTTACTTTACAGAGATATCAGGACTATAGTTAGAAACAGTATGAATCCTGTCACATGTAAGATGGAGGATGGTCAACCACTGTGGATGCAGTCGTGGATAAATTATCACACTCCTAATGAAGTATTAGATTGGCATGGACATGATTATCCTTGGCATGGGTATGTAAGTATCGATCCTAAGGACACTACAACAGTCTTCAAGGGGGAAGAAGAATACTTTATAAACAATAGTGTAGGTAACATATATTTTGGACCAGGTGATAGGGTTCATAAAGTAGTAGTGAATAATGATTACAGTGGACCTAGGATCACAATAGGATTTGATATCTTAGATGAGCCTTCAGTCCCTGACGATTCATTTTCTCTCATTCCACTGCTCTAAATATAGTGTAGGATAAAATAGTTTATGTCTGCTCAGGATATTAGAGATATAGTAGCAAGATGTTACGATGATATGGGACCATTGTTGGTACCAAATCCTCTTGACGGAGCTAATCCTGCGACTCCACCTGGGACTGGATCCTCAGGCACAACACCAGGTCCAGAGCCTGGAGATGTAATAAGAAATTTAGTTGGAAGATGTTATGCGTTACCACCTGAGTTAGAACCTAACCCATTAGACCAACTCTTTCCACCACCAACATTTGATCCACCTGAAAAAGAGAAACCTCTTACACCTCCTGAAATTATTCAACAGTTAGTTGGTAGATGTTATCCAACACTACCACCTCTAACTCCACCACCTCCTATAGATCCACCACCACCTCCTACTCTTAGGATACCTTTAATAGATGGACCAGGTCCAGTGTTGGATCTCATTGGGTTGAAGCATCCCACTCCCACTCTGACAATTAAGTGGCCTACTACAGGAGATATGACATGGATCGTTACTACTGGTGACCCAGACGATCAATGTGATGAGGTGTTCTCTCTCCTACAGAAATCAAAAGCAAGAGAGTTACCTGACTACTCACAAGATGGTAAAGGACCACCAGGATGGTGGGAGAATATAGAAACTAAAGAGAAATTATATTGTAAGATCAGATCAGACAAGGATGATAAATGGAATGAGTGTGTACGTAATGCACTTGAGTGTATGTTCAGACCTTACTTTGGTGGTGGATGGAAGCCACCCAAGGCAGACTGTGAAGCATACTGGCCTCAAGGATGGAGTGGTAACAAGTCTGAGATATGTGTAGAGAACTGTTTCCCTGATAGGATACCTGTCTACGAGTCAACTCTTAGCAATGGGACTCTTAGTGTTCAGTTTGATGCTAGTGGAAACTTAGTTGCAACTGGTACTGGTACCGCAACGGTGGTACTTAAACTCCAATGGAATGATAGACCGTGGACATATGATGTCGCCATCGACACTATACAGATGGGTGGTTTGACATGGACAAGGACTGGTAGATCTGGTGAAGAGATTAAGACACTTAATATTACTGGAGCAGGTACCACATCTATCACTATGAATGGTAACTCTGGTGGGTTTAGTATCGTTGATAACAATACTAGAATATGCATGAGGGATTTGGATGGCACTGATTGTAATGCTAACTTCATCATCACTAATGCAAATATAAATGGAGATCATGCCTATGATAATCAAGGTGCTAAGGCAGGGTATAGTTTAACTCAGACAGCACCTCTATTCTGGGTGCTTAGGGATGAGATACCTGGTGTCACTAGGAAATTGTTTAGATTCTATTCAAGTAGTAAGGTAGATACATTCCTCACTACTAACCCAGGATCACCAGACTCTGAGGGTGCAGGTGAGAGAGCAATGATGAATGCTAATGGCATGGGATCTGGTGAGGTTATAGGTCACGTATTCCCTACTGCTACTGCTATGAATAGTTACCTAGCAGAGGGTGAGCAAGCAGAGTCATTGCATAGATTCTTTAGCTCTAATCCATTCGATCACAAGTATGCTATTGATGGTGACTTCATCGGAGGATTACCTAAGAAGATACCAGACAGATATGCTTACAGGATACCAGCAGATCCTATTGCTGACCTCAACATAGAGATGGACGTTGAGAAGGGTGACTCTAGTTACAATAGTGCTACAGGATTCTACCTAGCAGATGAGACTGGTCCTAAATGGGGAAGGATTGTAGTCACCAGTGCTAGAGGTGGTCTTGAAATGTATTCTGCATACGTACCAACTGCAAAGATGAAGCAGTATAGGGGTGGGACAATGGGATTCTTCCTGATACCTAATGGTGCTAATACAAATACACTGACTGCTAACCAAGAGATAACATTTGAACCATTGAATGCTCCATACGACGGAGGATTCCGAGGCACAGGTATCAATTCATCACAGAATAACTACTGTATGTTTAGTGATAGACTATGGAATCCTAATGACAAGGAGCATACTAAGTGGCATGGTAAGTCACAACAACACTGGGAGGATCTTCTTAATGGTGATGATGACTATAATGATTTAAGATTCTGGCATAGACTTGGGTGGACCTATGGTGGTTTCAAGTATGAAGGTGTCCAATGCTATGTCTATGGTGTGCAAGCACCACCTAAGGTATTCAGGAAGATTGATACCAAGACCAAGTGTGATACTAGAATACTTAAGGAGTCCTTCAAGGATGTCATGGTCAGACGTATGGATTGTGGTGAGAAACTACCTAACTTCCAGACTAATGATGTGGATTGGGAGTGTGATACATGCACAGGAGGGTATGCTATTAGATTACATGATGATCAGACTATAGAGGCAGCACCTGGTGGTGGTAGCTTCAGGTTTATATCAATGGGTGGCATAGTTGGTGGATTGTTTGGTGACTGTATGAAATTCACCATGAAGATGAAGAAGAATGGTGTTGATATTTTCACGAAGCAATACGAAGCAAAGTTTTGGCCCAAGTTAGGTGCAGATCTATATGATCAGGACATCACACTAGCAACAGATGATACTCTCACCTTACAGTTGGTTAGTATAGATTCTGGTCCTGTTACAGGAGACATAGCACTTGAGTGTGCCTTCTATAATCTTGAGACCACAGAGTTTGATAGTAATTTTAAACTAAGGTTAGGCACACTATCACATGATAATGTTATTGGATCTACTGGAGGCAACCCAACTGTTAAACAGATTCAAGCACCTGCTGGTGAAGGTGAGGTCACAGGTATAGCATTCTCATTCCGTCCTACTAACAGACAAGAGTTTGAGTGGGAGGCTGGCTCTAAGTATGGAGACACGTTACCTGCACCAACAGCATGGACTAATAGTACTGTCTACACTAGGGGTGATCGAGTATTATATACTGACAACACAACTGATCCACAAAACCCAGTAACTTATGGTCCTTTCCAAGCAGTCCAGAATATATCAGCAGGTTTAATAGCACCAACGCATACCTCAGGTATCAATGCTCAAGGATGGCATTATATTAATGGTGTTAACGTTGCATGGCCTGAGGATACAGTCCCTGATCCTGGATATCCATACACATATGTTTGGGCACAAGGTGCACCAGTTAGGATGCATGGTACCATGCAACAGAATCCACAGTTGCCAGGCAACACTAGGATGCTTAACAACAACCTGATGCCTAGTATTACTGGTGGATATATTGATACAGGATATACATACGATAAGAATCCATACCAGTCATCAGATATACTCCAGTCATATCTTTACAGGAGTGTAACTGGTACATACAACCACCTCTTAGAAGAGTTTCTCTTCACTAGGTTTGAAACCCTTCAAGGATCTGGTATCTCAGCAGCCAATAAGGACATACTTATTAAGGCAGCACCTACCACGTTTGCACGAGGGAAGGTACCGTGGTATAATCTAGGTGCTAACAGTATTGGTACACAATATACTAATGCTGTCACTAGCACTTGGAATAGGACCAATTACTTCTCACCTATAACATTCATCCATGACTATACTCTTGACAATTTTCATGGCACAGGAGGATCTAGTTACGCAGACGCATGTAAGATACGTGTCGGTATAACTTTCTATCCTGTATTGGTTGACACTGTTACTGAATCTAAGCAGGTTCATTACTGGCAAGCAGTCATCCAATTGATAGATGTTATCAATGTTGGTGCAGGTTACACAAAAGCAGTAGAGTTTGTGCTATCATGGCCACCAGAGAGGGATCCAATCACTGAGGATCCAACACAGACACCATACTATCCCGATCAAGAGTCTAACTTCTCCTTCCCTCAGGGTAGGGTCGTCAGTTGGTGGGAGAATGAGGATGTCGTGAAGAGGAGTCCTAAAGAAGCCTTCTATCAGGAGTCTCACAATAAAAACTCAGTCGTATGGTACTCAGGTACCGATAGGACTAAGTTTAGAGTCAAGTTTAAAGTAACAGTCACATCAGTCACAGCAGCACCGTAATTATGGCACAAGGATTCGATGGTTTCACAGCAGGTGAGATCGCAGCAGAGAGATCTCTTGAGAAATCTTCAAGAGAGTTAAGGACTCTTAAAAAGATCATCGAGAAGTATAAAGATGACCCTAAGGGTAAGAAAAAGATGCTCAAGAAGATGCAGAAGTATTGGAGGAGTCCATTGGCAGAGGTGCAGTCACTTGACTACAAACCAAAGGGAGCTACATGGGCACCCTCACCAGATTTGCAGCAGAATTTGGAAGCAATGGCCGAATACATTGACCCAAGACAGGAAGAAGGTGAGGATTCCCTGATAAATAACAATGTCTTAACAGACGAGCAGGAAGCAGAACTTCGTGCTAAACTTACCAAAACACCAGAGAAGGATGATTAATCTCGATGAAAAATTCTCACACTACCTAGGTAGTAAGACTAAAACGTTTCGTATTGACGGAGTAGAGGAACCTCTACAAGGTTATGGCTACAACTGCGATGGCAATGACATCGTGGGTTACTATGTAACTACTAGAAACTATAAGCTTTACTACAATCTCAACGAGCAATTCCTGAAACTGGAGGCACTTGCCGAACTGTCACAACCCCCCTTGACGGGAAACCGAAAGGAGTGATAGTATAAATACTTCTTAACAAAGGACTCGAAACAATCGTACCCCTGCGTCGAAGACAACAGTACCCCATGTCGGGGGTGCTATCATCCGCAGGTTTTTTATTGCCTTGCGAGATACTTTAAACAAAAACATGTCAATCAAATCAACAATCGCTGCTATCGCAGCATCTCCATTCCTACTCGCTGGTGCAGCTTTTGCTGGTCCATATGTGAATGTTGAGAGCAACCTTTCTTACCCTGATGGTGAGTATTCTTCTGCAACTACAGACATTCATGTAGGTTACGAAGGAGTTAATACATCTGGTAAGCTTGCATACTACGTACAAGGTGGTCCTGCTGTAAACCACAGCGAAGCTGCTGATGATACAGACCTAGACTTCTCTGGTAAAGTTGGTGCTGCATACGCAATCGCTGATGCAACATCTGTATACGGTGAGATCTCTGGTATCACAGACGAGGACAGCACTGGTGACTCTCTAGTTAACTGGGGTGCAAAAGCAGGCGTTAAGTTTACTTTCTAAGACAGTAACTTAATACGCAACTATATAAAGGGTCTCAATAGAGACCCTTTTTTCTTTCCACTACTAATAATTATGGCCGAGATACCTACAATTCAACCAGGCAATACAGCAATCTATACAAGACCAGGTTGCGGATTTTGCACAAAGATTAAGGAAGTTTACAAAAGCAAGGGGTGGGCCTTTGCAGAATACGTTTTGAATGTTAACTTTACAAGGGAGCAATTCAAACAAGAGTTTGGACAGACCGCTACCTTCCCCCAAGTTATCATACAGGGACAAAAGATGGGTGGTTGCACCGAAACTATTAAATACCTTCGAGAGGGAAAATTTGTATGATGAGTGACGCTAACTCAGAGGAACTCTATACTATTATTGACAGAGCAATCGACGAAGCGATGTTCAATGGTAGATTCCTATTGAATATGAAGTCGTATCTAACTGGTAACAAGTGGACACGCAAACAAACTGCTGAATTAATAGAGTCATCTTCAATGGGTGAGCTTAAGCAAGTGTCTGATGAATTAACACAGTACATTGCAAGGGACAAATACATGACTGAGGCTTATAGTAATCTACCTAAGCCACAGGCACGTAAGATTAGAAAATACTTCGAGACCCTTATTAATGATGCAAAAGATTATTATGAAACACGTAGACCTGGGCGACCAAGAAAGTCTACTAAATAAAAACAAATAGTAAGGGAGAAATTCTTATGTCCGATGTTTCATTCTATTACATCGCATTCTTCCTAACTATAGGTAGTTTTTTATTAGGTTTTGTGGTATCATGGAACCTGAAAGACATCTTTGATGAGTGGAAGGCAAGAGCAGACTACGCAGCAGTTGTTATGCATCCTGAGATGCAGACAGCAGACGGTGGACAAGTTGACCCAACTGAGTTAATATACTTGCGTATAACTGACGAAGATGATACACTAGACGATGAAGATGAGTAAGTTATGAGACTAATGATTTCTGAGGTGCTTCAGAAGGCTCACAATGCCAAGACGAAAGCACAGAAGATTAAGATCCTACAGGATAATAATACTCCTGGTTTAAGATCGATCTTTATTATAAACTTTGATGAGAGTTTGCAACCTCGTGTCCCTCTAGGTGAGGACGTACCTTATCGTAAGAACGATGCACCTAAAGGCACAGAGCATACACTACTAGAGAAGGAGTCTAAGAAACTCTATCGATTCTTTAGAGGTGGTGATGACAACTTGAAACCACTGAAGGTAGAGAGTATGTTTATTCAACTGCTTGAAGGTCTACATGAGAGTGAGGCAGAGGTATTAATAAAAGCAATTAACAAGACACTGCACAAGAGATATCGTATCACTAAGGCAGCAGTCCAAGAAGCATTCCCTTCTATAGAGTGGGGTGGCAGAGGTAGATGAAACTAACCGAAGAGCAGATTGTTGACATCAACATGGCAGGTATGGGGTGTTCAATCATAAAGACTGGTTGCACACCTGACGCAGCGAATGATAAGACGTTGCCAACCAATGCATATCTGCTAGAGTTGAAGAAGGATGGTGACACATGGTTTGATATAGTAATGGGGGAATCAGTAGGTATCTTTGACACATACTATGATCTGTTTGGTGATGTGATGCAGAAGATGTCTTACACCTCAGGGACTAGACAACCTGCTACCTTTCAGAATCCTATGAATCCTATTAAACCTAAGAAGAAAAAGAAATGACAGATAGTATGCACAAGGCGACACTGCTCAAACTTCTAAAGGAGAGAGCATATAAACATGGACAGTTTACTTTATCATCTGGTAAAGAGTCAGAGCATTATGTTAACTGCAAACCTGTGACACTATCCTGTGAAGGTAGTGCACTCCTAGCATCATTGATCTATAAGAAGTTAGATCCTAAGTCGGTAGCAGTTGGTGGTCTTACCCTAGGTGGTGATCCATTAGTCTGTGGTGTTGCACAGAGAGCATACTATAAGGGTGGTCACATCGATGCTCTTATTGTTAGGAAGAATCCTAAAGGATATGGTACAAAGGAAGTGATTGAAGGTCCAAAACCTCCGAAGGGTGCTGTTGTTACAGTCCTAGAGGATGTCACTACTACAGGTGGTAGTGCTATGAAGGCAGTCAATGTGTTACGTGGTGCAGGTTACACTGTTAATCGTGTGGTATGTATTGTTGATCGTATGGAAGACCATGAGATCTGGGATCATAATAAGATAGAATTTATATCACTGTTTAAACTAGATGATATTACTGGATAACTTTTACGAGGGGTTTGATGAGTTGCAATCCTTTATGATGTCACCTTATTTTAGCTGGCATTTTAATGATGGGATTAATACTATACCTGATGAAAGATATCAATTCATTCATGTATTCTATAAGGAGTTTGAGATGCAATATTTTGATTGGGTTGCACCTCTCTGTATGAAGATAGGATACAAGAGTCTAGTCAAGGATGGAGTAGGAGTGAAAGCAAATCTAAATGTAAGGACAAAGGAGCCTGAGTTGTATGGGTATCATAATGACTGCCCTGATAAGACGACGGCTATTTTTTATGTCAACACTAACAACGGCTATACAAAATTTGAAACAGGTGATATAGTAGAGAGTGTAGCAAATAGAGTAGTGATATTCGACTCTAACATCAAGCACACTGGTGTTAGTTGCACTGATGAAAAGAGAAGGGTCGTAATTAACTTTAACGGAGAGATACAATGACTGTATACTTTGATCCTCGTAAGGCAAAGAAACCTGTCGAGGAAATGACAGAGGATGAAAAGAATTATGAGATGGGTAAGCAAGCAATGACAGCAATAGCAAACTTGACAGTAGCACCTTTAGTGCTTATGCTAGTATGGAATGCATGTATACCAGGTATATTTGCACTCCCAACCCTCAGTTACTGGACTGCTCTAGGGTTATATGTAGTATCAAGGATATTATTTAATAAGAATGACTAAAGTATGTCTCGTCACGGTAACACCTGACGCTGAAAAAACTATAGGATACATCGCAAGAGTATCTAACCCTAACAACCAAGACAATCCAAAGGTTGAGGGGTTACTGAAGTATTGTATCAAGCATGGACACTGGTCTATCTTTGAGCAAGCACACATGACCTTAGAGATTAATACCACTCGTGCTATTGCTGCACAGATACTGAGACACAGGTCATTCACATTCCAAGAGTTCTCTCAAAGGTATGCAGACACTAACCTCCTTGAGCCAGCAGTGGTACCAGAACTAAGGAGACAAGATTTAAAAAACAGACAGAATAGTATCGATGACATCCCAGAAACCGAGCGAGCCTTTTTACAAGGCCGAATTAAACAATACTTCTCCGAAGGACAAGCCCTCTACACCGAATTACTTTCTGCTGGGGTTGCAAAAGAGTCTGCGAGATTTGTTCTCCCCTTGGCTACTCCTACTCGTGTTTATATGTCTGGTTCTGTAAGGAGTTGGATGCACTATATACAATTACGCACTGCCAATGGCACCCAGAAGGAGCACATGGACGTGGCAAATTTATGTCGTGACCATTTCATATGCAACTTCCCAACCATCTCTAAAGCATTAGGATGGTGCCCAGACGTTGATGACTGTGATTGTAACTACAATGACGGATGGGAAGACACTCAACCCTGTTTACGAATAGACTAATGCCAACATACCCAGTTATAAATAAATCTACAGGCGAAACTAAAGAACTCTCCATGTCTATGGCCGCTTATGATAAGTGGAAAGAAGAAAATCCCGACTGGGATAAGGACTGGAGTCAAGGTACTGGTGGAGTAACCTATGGTGACCCCAAACAATCAGACGGATTCAAAGAAGTAATGAGTAAGGTGCAAGAGAAGCATCCAACTGCCAACCTTTCGAGGTTCCTATAGTATGGCAGTTGCACGTAAGAGGAAGAATGGTAACGGTGGCACCCCTAATGGGAGCACTTTATCTAAGAGACAGATGAAACGCAAACCTATCAACATCGATCATCTCAGGACGATCGAGCCGTTGACAGACAATCAAACCAAAGTATTTGATGCGTTTGGTGAAGGTAAGAATTTAATATTGCATGGTTGTGCTGGTACTGGTAAGACATTTATCAGTCTATACCTAGCACTACGTCAAGTACTTGACCCTGCCACACCATATGACAAGATCTATATGGTGCGGTCTCTTGTGCCTACACGAGAGATTGGTTTCCTACCTGGAGACCATGAGGATAAGAGTGACCTCTATCAAATACCATACCGTAACATGGTGAAATACATGTTTAATATGCCAGATGAGGTCACATTTAACGGGCTGTATGACAACCTACGTGGCCAGGATTCTATTTCCTTCTGGTCTACATCATTCTTACGTGGTGTCACACTTGACAGAGCAATTATAATTGTGGATGAGTTTAGTAATTTAAACTTCCACGAATTAGATAGTATCATCACTCGTGTTGGTAATGACTCTAGGATTATATTCTGTGGAGACTACTCCCAGTCTGACCTAGTTAAGACCAATGAGAGGACTGGTGTGCTAGAATTCATGAAGATATGCAAACAGATGCCATCATTCTCGATGGTTGAGTTTGAGATACCAGACATTGTAAGGTCTGGTTTCATAAAGGAATATCTTATTAGCAAAATCAATCTAGGAATTACTTGATGTTTAATTATGTTGGTCCTGCTAAACCTCTTGAGGAGGTTACAAGTAGGACTCTTGACCAAGGTCGCTTCTATAAGATTGACGACACTTGGATGCCCAGTGTTACCACTGTCGTATCACACCAATCTAAGGCAGGTATACTTGCATGGCAAAACCGTGTAGGTTTTACAAAGGCAGAAGAGATTAGACGTTCCTCTGCATGGAGAGGGACACAATACCATAACTTAGTGGAGTGTTATCTTAAAAATGAATTGGAAAAAGTTGAGGAGAGCAAGGGTCTTCCCACGTACCTTTTTAGGGCTGCTCGTGAGACTCTTGATAGGATTACTAATATTCACGCTATTGAGGCCCCTCTTTTTTCTCGCAATCTATGTATTGCTGGTAGGGTGGATTGCATTGCTGAGTTTGATAATGAGCTTGCTATAATTGACTTCAAGACTACTAAGACTCTCAAGAAAGAGGAATACTTAGAGAAGTATTTCGTACAAGAAGCAGCGTATGCTTACATGTACTATGAGATGACTGGTGTAGAGGTAGACAAGCTTGTTACAATGTCAGTCGCTGAAGACGGTACGATGCAAGTTGTCCAAAAGTATGATAAGATACCTTATATAAACCTCCTGATTGATTGGATTAAGGAGTACCACGAGGACATTAAGAATGCGTGAGGACGTATTAGGTGTACCATTCTACAGGTTTTACTACGATAAGAATGAAGAGATAGTTGAAGCAGTTAAGAAGTTAAACTATAAACCTAACAACACTAATCACATCTGGGAAGGTGTGCATGATGATGGTGTAGGTGGAAGTGACCTTTATAACTACGAAGGCTTCGGTGATCTTTTCGCATGGTTGCAAGACTGCATGGCCGAAGTTGCAGAGGACTTAAAAATTCCTAACAAATTGGTATGCAATGCAGCATGGTCTCACCTAAACAAACCACACGAATTCTTTTACGACCACACTCATTATAATTGTATGTTTAGTAGCAATTACTATTGCACTGGACATGCTGACGATATGACTCAGTGGTTTTACCCCAATCCATACTTCCATTACACAAACATCTATCCTTTAGGTGATTTTGAGGAAGACAAATACATGCTTACCTTTAAGGAACCCACAGAACCTGGTAAGTTTCTTGTATTTCCACCCATGATACGACACAGGGCATGGCCTAACACATCAGACGAGGATAGGATAACGATTGCAGCTAATTGGTTTCCTACAGGCAACATCAATGCTGCTGGTGTATCTCACCTTAAGTTGGACGTTATACAATGAAGGAAATTGAAGAAAAATTTATGACACAGGGGAAGTTTACCGCACTTGTAGAGGAGCGTGTGAAAGATTCCAACGGCCTAATTAACTATATTGAAGCTGTCGCATCAGTATGTGAAGAGTTTGAGATTGAAGTTGAAACTGTCAACAAGTTAGTCTCTAAACCACTCAAGGATAAGATTAAGTGGGATGCACAGCAACTAAATTATATTAAGAGAACATCACGAGGAGTTTTAAACCTATGAAGGACGACTTTTTTAAATCTGAAATAGTAAAGGAAGAGTTAGAAGAGATACAGGACTGTTATACTGAACTGTTAAAGATGTCCTCTGGACTTAAAGATTTCTCTCCAAAGGAAAGACTTGACCACATCGAGAAGACACTAGAGTTGATTGCTAAACAGAAAGTATTCTACGCAAGACTACAACTAGCAGCACACAGTGTCAACGATGATGAGACTGCTAAAGAAATTAAGGATAGGATTGAGGAGATGAGTGGTGCTTATGCACCTGGTCTCAACCTTACTGTTATCCTAGACACTATGGAAGAGAAGTTGAGATTCTGGAGAGAACAGATAAAACAGGGTGTTGACACTGCCTAAATAGTATGCTACTATTATCCAGTAGTAAATATCACACAATAAATAACGGAGAAACACATGTCATTCGCAAGCCTCAAGAGTAAGTCTGGTCAATTTGGCAAGCTTACACAACAGATTGAGAAGATGTCCAAACCCCAAGGTGCAGGTCCTGATGAGAGACTCTGGAAACCTGAGGTGGACAAGTCAGGTAACGGTTATGCCGTAATTCGATTCCTTCCAGAGCCAGATGGAGAAGATCTCCCTTGGGCACAGGTATGGAGTCACGCATTCCAAGGACCAGGCGGTTGGTACATTGAGAATTCTCTCACTACCCTTAACCAAAAGGATCCAGTCGGAGACCTTAACAGGACTCTATGGAATAGTGGACTAGATGCAGACAAAGATACTGCTCGTAAGCAGAAGAGGAAACTCTCCTACTACAGTAACATCTTGGTTATCAAAGACCAGTTGCATCCAGAGAATGAAGGTAAAGTCTTCCTATACAAATACGGTAAGAAGATTCACGACAAGATTGCCTCAGCGATGCAACCACAGTTTGAAGATGAGCAACCTATCAATCCATTTGACCTATGGAAGGGTGCAAACTTTAAGATTAAGATTCAAACTATCGGTGGTTTTTGGAATTATGATAAGAGCGAATTTGATGTCCCATCTGTAGCAGGTGGACTTAGTGATGAGCAACTCGAAGCAACTTGGAAGAAAGAATACTCTCTTAAAGAGTTTACTGATGCCAAGAATTTCAAATCATTTGAAGAGTTGGAAGCACGTCTTAACTTAGTCCTAGGTAAGACATCACGTGCTAGGGTCAGGACAAACGAAGAAGAAGAGGAATTGGTACCTCTTAGTAGTCCAGTTGTAAAAGAGGACCCTACCCCACCCCAAAAGAGTGGGTTTGGTGCTAGAGTAGAAGAAATCGAGGGAGGGGAATCACCTGACCTTAGTTACTTCGCATCTCTTGCTTCAGAAGACTAATGAAAAAACTGTTAATGGCACCCATCCTTGCTTTGGGACTCATCTCTCAACCAGCATCTGCTCTTACATGGGCAGAGTTTTGGGAGCCATTTACAGAAGACCATCATTACCACTATAATCATCATCATAGTGGTTTTAATTATAACGACCACCCTGTTAGATGGGGTAGGAAGGAGCACTATCATCCCAAATCATCTGGTGGTATGGGATGGCACTCTCCTCATAAACATCATCACTTCATGTCTGACTCTGAAAGATACAATGGTGTAGTTAGAAGGTGTGAGACATGGGTTGAGTATAGGAAGTGGAGGTATGGTGACCATCATCACGGTGGACGCTACAAGTATTGGAAAAACTTAGAGTGGCACGAATGTTGATATATAATTCGACTTTCTGTTCAAGCAAAACCCCCGAAAAAATCGGGGGTATTTTTTTGTCCTGTAGGGTCGCTAAGTATTTTTACCTAATATGACCCACCTCCAGGTGTCCCTGATGAACCATATTGGTTAGAAGTGGTTGTATTGCTATCTGACGTTGTAGAGGTAGTTACTGTTGTGGTACCATCCGCTAATGCCTGTCCTTCTCCGATAGTTGCAGCAGAGGTGTCAAACTCCCTAGATGAGTAATCTGCTTCTGAAGCAAATTCGATAGAACTCGTTAATCCGATATTTGTCGAATATGTTGGTTTTACCGCAGCAAACGCTTCTTGGTTAACTTTCACAGATTTCTTAGCTTGCGTATCTGGGTCAGTTTCTGGATTTGGAAGATATGAGACTAATTGCTGATATTCGTCAATAAAGTCAGAAACGTAAGCTTCCCTTAAAAGGTAAATGTTTCTTTTTTGGTCATTAAGCTTTGATTCGTATTCGTAGTTAGTGATAGGAACGACCAAATCGTCTTTTTCGACCCATGTGCCATCATATCGTCTGTATGTCCAATCTTCAGGTACTTCCATTCCTCCTCTAACGACTGTCCTTCTTCGCATATCCTTAATTTCTTGAGTTTCCCAATGATGGGTATTTTCGACTTTGGTCTCTCCATACTTCTCCGCACACATTTTATACAATTCATCCTCTGTCATAGGCCACTCCATATAAGTGTTTATGATATTGTTACATAAGAGGATTACCCAGTCATAATTCTGATTTCCGTAGAATTTGGATGCTACTTGGTCAGGTCTTTCATTGTTACCAATGGTATATTGAGTAAAACCCAAAATAGCGTCATCTAGGTCTTCACGAATTTTAATTCTCCTAAAGAGGTTTTTCGCTAAAACGTGTGGATCCACGTTATTAGTCCTATAGGAGGAAGTCCTTACATAGACATCTGGTAAGTAGGAAAAATATTTTGACATTATTTGAAGGACTCCTTGGTGATGAATGCAGTCTCTTGGAAACTTAAATCCATTTGATATGCAGCAGGACCATAATCTAGTTCATCGCCACCAGGATTGTGCGTTTGTAGTGATGAATAACCTCCTTCAGGTGAGAAGTTAAGTGCCATGTTGGTTAGGACTAATTTAGTTGGGAATTGCATCAATTTGTTAAGCACACCCATTTTAGATCCAGTTCCAGGATTTGAAACTGTTTCACTCATTCCACTGTCAACATGTCTGACAATAGAGATTCTAAAGAATTCTGGAATACTCAACCAGTGCTCTGGACCTTTACCAGGTAGCATTGAATTTCTGAGTACATTTATGATATCGTATATTTCTCTTACATCACTGGCATTCTTTGGTACCAGTTTAAATGAGAATTTATGGTCTCTGAATTTATCTTGACCTTTAAATACTGCTTCTTCATATGGGTTGAATACCTGACCTGTTGATAATGCAGCGAGGTCATTAGCAGTAAGGTTACCATCACCCATACCACTCTTACCAATGACAGTATTAATAAGAGCTTCTCCTGCTTTAAATACAATTCCTGTCTTACCTGCTTGGGCAGCAGCTTTCATCTGCTCTCCAAACCCTTCACCTGGACCTTCTGGACCGAAGTTTCTAGCAGCTTGAATACCAGCAGCACCTACAGCACCTAAACGAACAGTATTATAAGTAACTCCATAACCTTCACTTAAAGCTTGAGGGAGATACAAATAAATAGTTCCGTTATCGATACCTGCACCAGTTTTGTGGTCAAATATGTCAAATTTTAGATAATCAATCACTTTTGTCGGAAAGCCAGCATCTTCGCTGATTGCTTCCTGACTCATTCTACTATTGACACCTAACGGTTTACTTCTGGGATATACTAATGGCATGAGTTATAAAGGACGCTACAAACCATCAAACAAACATAAGTATAAGGGTGATCCTACCAATATTATTTATAGGAGTTTGTGGGAACGCAAATTTATGCTATGGTGTGATGGTAACGCAAATGTTTTGGAGTGGGGAAGTGAAGAATACGTTATACCTTATCGTAGTCCCTTGGATAATCGTGTGCATCGCTATTATCCCGATTTCTATGTTAAAGCAATCACGAAGAACGGACGACTTGCGAAATCAATCATTGAAATTAAACCTTATGTACAGACTAAACCACCGAAACGCAGGAAACAGAAGTCTCGGACGTTTCTAAGTGAAGTTAAGACATATAACGTGAATGCTGCTAAATGGAAGGCAGCTAGGTCTTGGTGTATGGATAGGGGGATGACATTTCTTATATTAACTGAAAATCACTTAAATATTAAATGAGCATTTTCACAGACGTAAAAGATTTAGCAGGTGGTGCCTTTCGTAGTAAGTCGTGGTACCGTGAGCAACTCCAGTTTGGACTACAGTCTTATACTGGTGCTTTTACCGTGGGTGATATTATTTTCTTCAATTATAGTGCTCAGACACCAGATTTACTATTCTGGGATACCTTCCCAATGGTACAAATAACTGATGTAGACTATGATAAGAAGCAATTCTCTGGTGGTAATATACACTATTTACGTCCTAGTACACGTAAATCAGTAGGTGCCAGCTGGGCAGCTGGTAGTATTTCATATCCTATGCGTTGCCACCATAAATACTTTATGAATAGTTGTACAAGTGTGTACGAAGTACCACGTGATAACTTTGAAGATATGACTCCTATACCAGTGGAGCAGTTCGTTATGAGACCTAAGGGTCTTAAAAAGATCTTGGAGGTTCCAAGTCGAGTTATATGGAGTAGACTAAAATGAGAACAGGATTTAATGTCTTCCTAGACACGGTTATGAGTGGCAATAAAGAGCCATCTCGGAGTAACCTGTATGAAGTTAGAATTCCAATTCCTGCTGTAGTTTGGACAAGAAATCCTGACCTCAGGTCAAGGCAGACTGAACTAGCACAAGCAATAGATATGTTTGCTGATGATGTATCAGTACCTGGTAGAAGGGTTACTACATCATCTATTAAAGCAGTCGGTGTCCAACACAAGTATGCAACTGGTCAAGCAGTTAGTGAATTTACCTGTTCATTCATTGTTACTAAAGATATGATTCATAGGCAGTTATTTGACCAATGGATGAATTTAACTGCTGCTGATCAAGAGAATAGAGTCACATTCTATGATGAATATGTAAGTAATATTCTTGTTGCTAAGTGGGAATTAGCAGCACCTGTAAAGATGGAAGGATATATAAATGATGTTAAATATGAGAGTAGAATGAATAGGTCTTCTGCTGTATGGCAGATGTTTGGAGCATTTCCTGTAGATATGTCTGGACACCAATTCAATAATGCTCAAGCAGATCTAATTAAGTTGGATGTTACCTTTGCATATGAGAGACATAGGTTTGATACCATTCAAAATGACTTACTTCCTTGGAAAGCAGATACTAAAGATAAGGTAGTTAACCCATTTGGCACTGTTAGTGACATACTTGGACTAAATATCGACCAAGGAGAAGTAGCTGGATTTAGCTAGCTAAATAACTTATATTAATGCATTCGTTATGCCTTTACCTAAATTAGCCATCCCTGAGTATGAGATGGAGTTGCCTATTACAGGCAAAAAAGTACATTATCGACCTTTTCTTGTAAAAGAAGAGAAATTGCTTTATCTTGCAATGGAGTCGAAAGACGACAAGCAAATGATGAAAGCAGTGAAGACTATCATCAAGAATTGTACCAATTTGAAGGGAAAAGTTGAAGAACTTGCAACCTTCGAGATTGAGTATATCTTCCTTAAGATTCGTTCTAAGGCAGTTGGTGAAGTTAGCGAATTTACAATTATCGCACCAGATGATGAGAAAACTAAGGTGGAAATTCAAATCCCCCTAGAAGACGTGGAAGTCCAAATCCCAGAAGGTCACACTACTAAAATTGAAGTAGGTGATGGGGTCGGTATTATTATGAAATATCCGTCAATCGATGTATTCATCTCACAGAATATGTCTGAAACACCTGGATTAGAGGATATCTTTAAACTTGCTGCTAATTGTATTGAGCAGGTTTATGATAAGGAAGAAGTATATGATGATTTCACTCCAGCAGAAGCATTAGACTTCCTAGAGAATTTGAATAGTGAGCAGTTTGCAAAGATTCAAAACTTCTTTGAAACTATGCCTAAACTCTCTCATACAATTCCTGTATATAACCCTAAGACTAAGGTAACCAGTGATTTAGTATTAGAAGGACTAGCATCTTTTTTCGAGTAGCCCTTATGCACAATAGTCTTGAGAATTACTACAAGACTAACTTTGCATTAATGCAACATCACAAATATTCACTTGAAGACTTAGAAAATATGATGCCTTGGGAACGTGACGTTTATGTCGGTTTACTTATGGCACACATAGCTGAGGAGGAAAGACGGAATAGTCAAGCTCAATCTGGAATGTCGCTATAATGGCAATTCGTAGTTTTGTCAAAATCAAACCTGTAGCAGTTAAGAATCCTCTTGACGCAGGGTTTGCATCGATCGGCAAAGGTATCAATAGTCTTGGTACAACTACGGAAAGTGTTGCTAAGAATTTCTCGCAAGCACATGAGCTTATTAAGTTTGAGCGTGAATGGTTAGCAAATAAGGGGCGACAACAAGTAAATAAATTAGAGGACGAGAATAAGGAGGAGAAGAAAACCTTCAAGTCCATGTTAAATTCTCTAAAGAAAAAGTTTAAGAAACAGAAAAGAAATAAAGCAGAGGATGCTGCCGAAGCAGGTGAGAAAGAAGCACAGAAAGAGGGAATAGATGCTGCTAAGTCAGCAGCTAAGGGTCCGATTAAGTCATTCTTAGAAGGTATTGGTAAACTACTGACCAATATATTCACTTTCTTTTTAGCTTATGGAGCATTAGATTGGTTATCTAAAGCAGATCCTGAGAGGATTACTAAGACTTTTAAAGCAATCTTTATGATTGGTAAGTTTATTGCCAAGATCATAGGGTTTGGTGTGAACGGAATACTTAATGGTCTTACTAATCTAGTAGGTAGGGATTTTGGTGAAGGACCAGTTAAGAGGTCATTAAGAGGATTACTTGGTGCTTTCCAATTAATCGGTGGTATTGCTGCACTTAGGGCTGCACAGTACCTAATTATGCCTTGGAAGGCAATTAATGATATTCAGAGACTACGCAATGTCTTTGATACTCATGGTACAATGCAAGCGGAGCAAGCAGTTGACCGCAAGACACGTATTAACGGGTATAGGGATAGAAGGACGGGTGTAATATACACTAAAGAAGAATACCAAGCTAATATGAAGGCTGCTCAGAGAGCAGACAGGAAGAGAGGTAAGAGAGCAGGTAAGGGGATGTCCTCTAACCTGTATGAATCTGAGATGAAGGGTCGATTCCAGACCCAATATAAACCAAGAAGTAAGACAGGTCTCCAGAAATTAGCCCAGAGAGGAAAGATTGGGTTTAAGAAGGGTGCCAAAGGATTACAGAAGAATTTCATGAAACCTGGATTCCAGAAGGGATTAGCAGGTATAGGTGGTGTTACTAGAGCACTAGGTGGATTAGCATCAGGAGAGGATCCAACTTCAGCAGTTGGTGCAGGTGCAGGTATGGCAGCAGGTGGTATTTTAGGTGCTGCTGCTGGTACTGCACTACTAGGTCCATTCCTAGGTCCTTTTGCACCTATGGTTGGTAATGCTATTGGTAGTTTCTTAGGTGAGTGGGTAGGTAAGACATTTGCACCAGTACTTAAACCATTATTTGAACCTATTGGAAGGTACTTCTCATTACTAGGAGATTATATAAAGACTGTTTGGCAATCAGCTGGTGGAGGAGAATGGTTAAGTGAGATAGGTGAGTTATTCTCTACACTCTGGACTATACTTCAGCCTGGACTGAAGATAATGTGGGACTTTATTAAGTTTGTTACGGGAGCATCATTTAAAATTATAGGTGAGACCGTAGGTTGGATAGTTAATAATGCAAAAAGGTTAATGAACCCTGGCAGTATCGCTGGAGGTGTGGTAGACTTCTTAACGTTCGGACTAACGGATGTTGATGGTATGAGTAGAGCAAAAGGTGGAGAAGTTGATGCTAAGCCCCCAGAGATGGCAGCAGGAGGAGGACTTGTAGGTCCTCAGTTGAGTATTATGCAAGCAATCGGTGGAGCGATGCTTGGTGGTGTAGTAGGTGGTATATCCATGTTAGGATTTGCTGCTGCACCAGCAATGGCATTCATCGGTGGAGATATTGGTAGACTTGCACAATTATTTGGTACAGGTGGTAGTGCAGTTATTGCAGGTAAAGGATTAGGAAGTGCTGCTGCGTCAGTTAAGGCTATTAATACAGGAGATTTAAAGAATAGTAAGACAGAAGAAGAGCTTAGAAATGAGGAGCTACAAAAACAATTACTAGAGACTGGCAACATCTTTAATAAGATGGTCATTAAGACCATTGATATCTTTAAGAGTTGGAATGCACCAGAACCTGTTGAAGTTGTAGAACCTAAAGCATCAGGTGGTGGGGTATCTGAGCATAATAGAAAGGCAAGAAAATATGTAGACCCTATTATTATGAATAGGGATTGGGCTCAGGATCCAAATAAAGATTGGCAGAAGTTTGCTGCTGGTGGTGAATATCAGAATGGTTACTTACCACCTGAGGCACTAACATCTATTGGGTATGGACATAGTTTGTCTAATGCTATTGCACCACAATTCAAAGCAATGATGGATGCAGCAGCTGCTGATGGATTTAAGTTAGGTACTCACTTTAAGATTAACTCTTCATATAGGTCTTATGCAAGACAGCAGGAACTTTATAATGAGTTGGGACCAGGAACAGCAGCAGCACCAGGCACCTCTAATCATGGTCTTGGTCGTGCAGTTGACTTGTGGTATACAGATGGTGCTTATAAGTGGTTGAGACAGAATGCTAAGAAGTTTGGATTCGGTCAGATTCCAGGATATGCGACTGATGATCCAGATGGACATGAAGCATGGCACTGGGAGAATCTCTCAGGTAAAGGTGAGACTAAACCAGTTAAGACAGTTAAACCACCAGCAGGTGAGGAAGCAGAAGAGATTACTCCTAAGGAGAAACCAACCAATACACAGGAAACACTATCCAAACTTGAAGAGACATTAGGTAAGTTTGGTGAGAGTGGTATCTTTGGTACTCCTGGTGGTGGTGCAGGTTTTAATCTAGGTAATCCACCAGAAAGTCGTGATAATATTGCAGCAGTTAATATCTCTCAGATGACAAAGAGTAGAGATGCACAGCAACATCAAGTTGAGCAGATGATGCTCAAAGCAAGGAGCGACAAGGATCGCAGTAACTTCATTACACCACCTACCATTTTCCATCAGCAAGTTACGGATACGGTAATAAATAATGGTGGTGGTGGAAATACTGTGGTTACTTACACTAAACCATCCCCATCGTTGACACTCTGTTAATAAATGGCAGCACCACAAGTTAAGATAGAAAAGGCAGGTCTCTATAAGATGATATCTTATAAAGGCACGTCTGGTGCTGCAAAGAAATATACTCCTATGACTGCTGCCAAGCGGTTAGGAGAAATTGAAAATAGTATGACAGTGGGTATGGCATCAGTTGTATCTGGTATCAACTCACTTGGGTCAGTACTTAATAGTATATCTGCTAACTCAGCAGCAATGGTGTCATCTCTTAAGGCATCTGTATCTGAGCAGATTAAGGACAATCAAGAACTTATAAAGAGAGAGAAGCAATTAAAGAAAGAGAAAGACGCACGGGATAAGCAAGCAGCACGGGAAAGAAAGAAGGCAGATGAAAAAGCAAAGAGAGATGCAGCAGAGAAGGGAGCAGAATCTCCTCTGTTTAAGAAGATAAGAGAAACGTTTAAAGAGAGTACTAAGAAAGCATTCAGTGGTATTTGGGGAGCACTTGTAAAGTTTGCAACCTTCTTCCTCAAGTTCTTTGTCATGTACAAAGCACTGGATTGGATTGCTAATAATCCTGGAAAGATTGAGAAACTTGCTAAGGGACTATTTGCATTAGGTAAGTTTGTATTCAAAGTCACCACGATGCTGGTGGGGTCAGGTCTTGATGGATTCACTAAATTTATGGAGAATCCCCTATCATTGAAGGGATTCTTTGGTGCTATACAGTTTGTAGCATCTGCTGCACCATTGTTTATTGGTCTGGCATTCTTAAAGAGTCCAGTCAATACAGTTAAGGCACTTGCTTGGGTAGTAATGTCCCTAGGTAAGGGCATTATGAATATGCATAAGCAAGGAAAGCTTATGAATAAGCTCAAGGCATTCAAATCAACTCGTATGGCGAGGATGGTTGGTAGTCTTGGTGCTGCAACTATGGCATTTACTGGTGCTCAGTTAGATGGTGCTGGTATGGCAGAGTCTATTGGAGCAGGTGGTGGTGCTGCTGTTGGTCAGATGGCAGGTGCTAAACTAGGTGACATGCTTGGTAATGCAACTGGTATACCTGGATTAGGTATGGTTGGTGGTGCTCTCGGTGGTATGGTAGGAGCACCTGTAGGTAAAGCGATAGGTGGCATGCTAGAACCACTTATTGAACCTGTACAGAGATTTATTGGTCAAGTTAGTGACACCTTTAACGCTGTTATTGGTGCAATCAAGGAACCCATGACTGAATTTTTTCAGGGCATGGCAGATGTCTTTAATACTCTCCTTGATATTGTAGAACCTTATCTACCACAGATCGCTAAGTGGGTTGGTGGTGGACTGAAGATGATGTTGTCACCATTCTTATTTGTATTACAGACACTTACTAAGGTACTTAAATTCTTCGCACCTAAGGATAAGAGTGGGGACCAGGGAGGAATGGCAGAAGCCACCCAGAGAGCAATGGGAGGTCCTGTTGTGGTACCATCCCCAATACCTCAGATGGCAGGTGGTGGTGAGATGACAGCAGGTCCAATTAAACTTGTTGCTACTTCTCTGAAGAGAGTTGGAGAGATGGGCAAGGGCATTGGAGAAGTAATGCTGTTACCATTTAAAGCAATCGGTATTGGTATTATATCTGCTATTGGTATGGTAGGTAGAATGTTTGGTAAGTTTTTACCTGCACCACTGAAGAGTCTATTAGGTAATGCACTAGCACCTATTGCTAATGCATTTGGTGTACCTCTATCAATGTTAGGTGCTGATGTAGGTGGTGGAGCTGGTAGAGATAAAGCAGAGCAAGAAAAGAAAGAGAGTGAGTTTAACTTTAGGGTAGAGTTATTAAAGGTATTCATCGGTGAAGATGGTATTGTTGGTAACTTCACTAAGATGGTTGATGTGCTTGCTGCTATGAACCTTATGAATAAGGGAATTGCGGGAGCATCTGGCGTTAAGAATATGATTACGTCAGGATTTGATAAGGTTAAGAGTTTCTTTGGTTTCGCTAAAGGTGGATGGATTAACGGTCCTATGTCTGGATATCCTGTATCACTTGATGGTGGTAGAAGCACATCCTTTATTGGTCATGGCACTGAGTGGGTAGGATATAAACAGTATGCAGCAGGTGGTGCTTATGTGGTACCATTTAATACTCCTGCTACTAAGAAGAATGGTGGACTTACCAGCTTAAGGATGCGTCAAGCAGCAGCTGGTGGATATGCATTACCATTCTCTGAGGGTGGACATTTCAAACCTACACTCAAAATGTTTAGTGAAGGTGGTATGTTTAAGGATGATGAAGCAAAGACATATAGAAGTGGACAGAAGCATACTAATCACTTCAAGATCGGGGACACTGAGTATGGTGCAAGTTATACTAGGACTGCTAATGACTTTATTATTAAGAGTCTTCAACGTGTAGATGATAAAGGTGGATGGTTTGGATGGGGACAGAAGAAACCTCATCTATCACCTAGTGGTGCTGAGTTTAAAAAGGTACTTAAGTCACCTGAGTTGGCATACGCACTTGCTAAACATGCTAATCTCAAGTCTGGTGGTAATAGGAGAGGACATGGTAAGAAGGTGGATCCTTCTCTCATCGATAGCATTGCTGCAGATCCAAAGGCAGCACAATTCTTCCAGTGGAAGACTACTCCAAAGGAAGAGAGAAAGAAATTAATAGCAGATGCAGAAGCGAAACAGAAACCTATAGATGACTTAGAGAAAGCTCTTATGGAGTTTGGTACTAAGATGGGAGAACTTTATACAGGTTCTACGTCTGGTACACAATTAGATGAAGCACAACTTAAGGAGAATGAGGAGTTAATTAAGAAGCAAGAAGAGGTAGCAGCTACAGCAGGTACAGTCATAAAAGAGGAAGTTAATACTAAACCTACTGTCGTTGGTGGCGGTGGTGGTGACTCTGAGGTTATAATTCCTACAGAGAATAGATTGGATGCGGATCCATATCTAATGCCTAAGTTTGGTTTGGTACCTGAATTCACAACTGATGTCGCTAACATGATGTAATGGCAAATTCGGAATCAAGAAAATACGAATTAAAGAAACTTGATATTACTATGTCTAATGACAAGACATATAATATTAAGAATATTGTCATGGATTTTACATACCATGAGGCTATTGATGCATCCTTTTTACGTTGCGACTTTAGTATTCTTGACGCTGTTGACTTTAACCTAGGTCTAGTAGGTGGAGAGAATGTAGAGATTGATCTGGTAACCGAAAGCTCAAAGGATGACCCACTTAAGGTTAAGTTAAAGGTATATAAAATTGGTAGTATCCTGAAACAGGAGAGACAGGCAGCATATATCTTACATTGTGTATCTCCTGAGATGTACTTCAATGAGATTAATAAAGTATTCAAAGCATTCGGACCAGGGAGTAAGAAAGACATTGAGAATGTCCCCAAGTATATCTGTAAGGAGTTTCTCAAGGCAGATGTTAAGAAGATTAAGAAGGAAAACTTTGAGAATCATAG